AGTTTAATTGTATCATGTGCTTCATTGGGCACAATGGGTTTTATAAATTCGCTTCTATGATCAGCAACGAAATTTATGTTTATGTTGATTCTGCTCCTAGCATCTGTACAAGTAGATCCTGTGTGTTTCATGTAACTAGGAAACACAACCATTGAATTAGCAACACTGTCGATTTTGTCATCTTCAAACTCTGTAAAACCATTGTTTGTGTTCACATAATAGATTGCTGTGTAACTCAATGGTATTCCAGTATCAGTATGCATTCCATGAGTGATAATTTTTTCTTTACTTGGAATATTATTTGCTTTTACTCTGATAAAGGTGTGAGGCTGAAGCACTTCAAATATAGGAAACAACATTTGCCAATATTCTGGTGTAGTCAAAATTTGACTGACTTCGTGAAACTTATGAACAAACTGCAATTGATGTTTTTCTTCTGTATCAAATTCTGATTTCTTAACCACGTGATCATTGTAATTCCAAGTAAATGTATCATTGGTCATGGTTTTAAAAATATATTCATAGTGCTCTTTTGCCAGTACATCTGTGCATAACATTCTATTATTTCTTATTTCAATTTTCATTTTTAACTTTCTCTAAAATATTTGTGGTTGAAAAACCGTCTACAGTTGGAAATATCACAACTTCAGCCATCTCATTTCCCACTGTGGTTGCCACTGTGTAATCACCACCTTTCACAATCACATTAGGTTTGATTGTTTGCAATGCTTCTATAGGTGTGTCTTCATGGAACACAACCACTTGATCTACCCAAGGCAATTCCATCAATTGTTTTTTTCTAATCAATGTATTGTTCAATGGTCTATCATTTCCTTTTAATCTTTTTACACTTTCATCTGCATTTATTCCAACAATCAATTTGTCTCCATGGCTTTTAGCAAATTTTAATAATTCTAAATGTCCTTGATGTAAAATATCAAACACACCGTTGGTCCAAACCACTGTGTCTTCTATATCGCTGATCTGTACCACTGTAACGCCTCGATGTTGTACCACTTTACTGGCACCTTTTAATGCCAACGTACAAGCATCTGTCATGCTGTATCCTTGTTCAACGTATTTTACAATAATTGCCAACACAGTATCTCCTGCACCACTAACATCTGCTAATTCTACAGCATCACCAGTGATATGTTGATATTCATCTTGACCAACAACATGAATACCGTTGCCGCCATCTGTCACAATTAACCAATCCCAATTAAATTTTATTCTGAATTGATCAGCAGTTTTAGAATCAAATTTTCCAAACCATTGTTCATATTCTTTCATGTTGGGTTTAACCAAATATGCACCTGTATACGATTCAGGATTTTGTTTTGGATCCACATAAACTCTTTTGACAAGATGCACAACGTCATTAACCAACGATTGGTTGATTACTCCTTTGTTGTAATCGCTGATCAAAATTACATCATCTTTTTGTAAATTTTTTACCAAATTAATCATGGGCTCAGATTGAGTGTATTGTTCTTCACGATCCAGCCTCAACAGGTGTTGTCCGTCTGCACCAATCATGCGTGTTTTCACAGTGCTGGTTACAGCATCATTGCTTATGAATGTTTTGATGTTGTTTTTAAGCAGTATTTCTTGTATTCTATGACCCGGGGCGTCGTTGCCCACGGCACTGTAAAGATGCGTGTCTACGCCGAGATTTGATAGGTTTAAAGCGAGGTTTCCTGCCCCTCCTATGTTGTAATTGCGGTCATTTTCTTTTAATACCAATGCTGATGCTTCCGGTGATACTTTGGTACAATCACCTTGTACCCACACATCCAGCATTACATCTCCAATTATTTTCATTTGATTAATTTAAGCATTTTAAACACAGTGTCTAATTTAATTTGGTTTGTTTTGTTTTGGAATGTCTTACGCAATCCTTGGTGTAATGGTTTGGGCCAGTTACCAAAAGTAACCCAAGCATAGCCATCATGTTCTGTGTTTAGTGTTGGAATAAATTCTTTTTCTACCACACACAAATAGGTGTGGTATAAAAAATTTTCATCATTACTGATAAACGTTTCCATTGGAATAGTTTTCTTAATTTGTTGAGTGCCTATTTCTTCTTGAATCTCTCTTTGAAGACCTTCCCACAAATTTTTATCTGAAGTTGTAGTACCACCAACCAATCCCCAAACATTATTTTGTTTGCTTTGAGTTCTGTGTAGTAATAAAAATCTTTTTGTATCTAGTGTATAGAAGAGTGCTCCACACCCTACAATCTTACTGTTCATACAATTAATTATGTGACTACTGGATCTTCCAAGTGCCTTTACGATATTCACCTTCGAAAGACAATAACCATTCTGTACCATTCCATTTGTACTGCACACCAGTATTTAAATTGGTAATAAATGATTCTGAGAAATTGGTATTGGTGCTTGGATTAGCACTTGCATCAAAAATATTTTCCCAATTTGTGCCATTCCATTCTATAATGTCATTTGCACCTGCAACTAAATCTATGTTGCTGTCACCTTTCCATGCATCTGCTCCATCTTCATTATCGGAATCACCTATTGATTTAAGTAACAACAATCTTTTTCCATTTTGTTTTACATTGGATGGATTGAATGTGGTAGGATCCACTATGAAATCTACAGAACCACTTGTTGTTACTGGTCCAACAATTACAGTGTCAGTTGGGATTGTATCTTCGTCCCACTCAACTAAAAGTTGGAATGGATTTGCTTCGTTTACTGCAACAGTACCTACCACAGGAGCATCTATGCCTTCTCTGTTTAGATAAATTTTGCTCAATCCATCTTTATAATTAGGAATAGTTTGCACATTTCCTGTCCAAACCACACTGCCTATAACACCTTTATCAATTATTTGAGCAACACTGTTTAAAACGTAAACATCATAATTTATACCTGTTGTACCTAACACAGCGTCAGTGTCTTTTCTTGTGGCAACACTTGTGTCTACAGAACCATCTGCATTGGTAGTGATACTTGCTTTGATATCAAAATCATTTCCGTCTTGATATGCATTAAGTTCAGGCATTGTTTGACTCAAATCTACATTGCCTGTTTTTTCGTTGAAAATACTTGTGATAATATGAGTAATCACTCCTAGTTTTTTAACTTTTGTTGGTGGTGATATGTATATAGGTGTTGTAAATCCTAATGTTGCAACATCAACTTCTGTTTCTGTGCCTAGTGGAATTGTTCTTGATGAAAAACCAATATTTGCTAATTCAACAACACTCAAACTGGTCCAGTCAACATAATTGTCTGTGGTTTGAATCTCAAGTGATGGATTAAACAACATCATTATCTGTTCCATTATTTGCAATTTTTGTTCTGTGTTGGATGTCCAAATATCTGCATTCAATGATAATGTGTAAGGAGTAGGCATCAATCTTTCAACAGTAACATTTTTACCTTGTTCGTTCAAGTATTCATTGTTGTTGCTGTCAAATGCTCTTTCTCTAATATGAATTTTACTCACAAAACTTGCATCTGCTAAACGTGTTCTGTCCATTTCTAATGCAGTAACATATATTCCCATTCTTGGAACAGACGGTAATTTGTTTTCTGAGTTGTCTCTTATGATGTGACTCACCTGTCTAGAAATATCTCCATACATAACAGGTATAGTTTTCAATCCACCATCACCATCTTTGTAAGAAAAATTACTCATCAATCTAATTATTTGTGTGATATATCTTCTAATTTGTCCGTCGTAAAAAAATTGCATTAATTATCCGCCTTTGGTTTTAGTGCTTTTGATAAACTCTGTCTTTCAGTAACTGATTCACCAGCAATTGTTGAAGTTTTAGTATTGTTAACAAACGTACCTTTTTGTGTGTTTCTTGTATCAGTGTTAGTCAATGTCATGCGTACATTATCTTCCATTTTTACCCAACGTCCACCGTTGTATCTAAACAGTCTGTTTGGTAAAAAATCTGTACGTAAAAAATAATCTCCTGTGTCCGATGTGCCTGGAAAACTGATACCAAATCCAAACTGTTCTCCATTGGGTGGAATGCCATCACCTAACAAATATCCATCATAACCTTCTTTGCTAGGAGTTTGATTTACTCTGTCCGCCAATGTGTTTTGAGTAGATGTGTCTAGTGTTGATGTATCAGTTGTGACCAATTCTGGTTTTCCTTTATCATCCACTTGCAGTGTATAAAAATGTGCTATGTCATATCCTGACTTAGGTGCATCTGCTTCTGCTTGTTGAGTGACTGCATTATTGATTTGCATTTCTTGTTCGTATGTAGATAATACATCTCGCAATGTCTTACCATCACCTGCACCTGCATCTTTGTTTAATATTTCTTTAAATTCTTGTGAGTCATATATTTGTTTCAGTTTAACTCTGTATAGGTGTGGATACCAAGTTTGTGAAAATCCTTCTGCCGCTCTGCTGACATCTTCCACAACATAAAATCTTTTAAGTGCCACACTGAAATCATTCAGTGCATATTCATCTTTCAAATGAGGTAATTCAAACACATCACCTGGCATAACTTTTCTACCCAATGTTTTAACACTGCTGGTGATTGGAATGGTCATAAACAATGTGTCATTCTGTAAAAATAGTCCAAATTGACTCATGTCAAAATCAATATCTTGCACATTGTATATGCCTCTTAAACTGTACACATCTTGACTGTATTTTCTGTCTCTGTTTTCAAGGAACAACATGTCTTGTATGTTGGTTTCTTTGACAGCATCATATCTAGGCTCTGCTGGAGTGGCATCTGCTTCATCAGGATTTTTAGGTCCTAGGTATTTGTGTACAAATACATCGGTTCCACCCACAGTGAACATTTCCACCACTGTTTTGTCTAAGAATGTGTAGTCGTTCCCTTTTTCTGGTTTATAAAGACTTAATCTCGGCATATACATATATTTATCGGACGATAAATATGTATGAGGAAAACTGTATGAGTGATTTAAGCACACAAAAACAAGAAGTATTTGACTACGTTCACACTAGCCTAGGTGGCGGTATGGTAGACGTAGAATTAGACCCTGTACACTATGAAACAGCATTAACTGATGCATTAGACAGATTTCGCCAGAGATCTGATAATTCTGTTGAAGAAAGTTATATGTTTCTGCCTTTAGTGAAGGATCAAAACGATTATACACTTCCAAACGAGGTGATAGAAGTTAGACAAATCTACAGAAGATCAATAGGTTCAAGATCAGGCGGTGGAGATGGTGGTACATTGTTCGAACCATTCAATATGGCATACACAAACACATACCTATTAGCAAGTTCTAACATGGGTGGTGTAGCAACATACAATATGTTTGCTCAATATCAAGAATTGGTTGGAAGAATGTTTGGTTCTTTCATAGAATTTAAATGGAACACAACAACCAAAAATTTAACAATACTTCAAAGACCAAGACAAGGTGAAGAAGTATTACTAGAGGCTTACAATTACAGACCAGATTCAGAATTGCTTAAAGATTATTTGGCAAAAAAATGGTTAAAGGATTATACACTTGCCAAATGCAAATACATGCTGGGTGAAGCCAGAAGCAAATTCAACACAATAGCAGGTCCACAAGGTGGAACATCACTAAATGGTGATGCATTAAAACAAGAAGCCATAGCAGAAATGGAAAGACTCGAAATAGAAGTCAAAACACAAACTGGTGGTGGTCAAGGATATTCCTTCGCAATTGGTTAAATCTTAGTTGACAATCAACTAAACATATAGTAATATACACTATATGAAACATCAAGTTACTCCATTATTTTCAGTACCATTATACAAAACTGTTCTGGATCCTTTGGATCCTATGGAAGAATCTTGGATAAAAAATTTAAAATTTCCTCCACAAAGTGTTGGTTTATATGACGCCAAAAATGAAGAACCAAAAAATGCAGGAATGCAGGTATTAAATCAGCCTCAATTAAAAAATCTTAGACAACAGATATTGAAAGTGATGAATCATTTTGTAAGCGATGTATTAGATATTGAACAAGATTTTGAATTAACAACAAGTTGGGTAAACAAAAATGGAAAGGGTGATCATATTGTTCAACATTCACATCCAAATGCAATGATCAGTGGAGTATATTATGTTGAAAGTGATGACACATCAGCCCCTATAATATTTAACAAGCCTTATTTTTACACAAATCTTTTTCACGAAACAATTAAACCAACTTTTAGAAATAAAAATCAAAATCAATACAATGTAGATTATTACGGCATGAAGCCTAAAAAAAATGATCTGTATATGTTTCCATCTTGGTTAGAACACACAGTGCCTCCGCAAGATGCAGACAAAGATAGATTAAGTTTAGCATTTAATTTTTTTGTTAAAGGTAAGGTAGGAGTAGGCACAACACAATTACAATTATGATTATAGGAATATGCGGACTGATAGGTTC